ACGCTCATTGCACTGGTTAGATTTTCTTGGATGCTTTCCTTGTTATCATTTACCACCTGTGCAATGTAGGTAAAAGCACCGCTAAACAGTCCAAATATATCTTGTATTACAGGTGCAATGATTGGCATGATTGTACTAGCTAGATCTATAAATGCTTTTTGCATTGGCAATAATGATTTACCAATAGTTGCCATTAGTGCTGCCTGTTGGTTCTTCATTCGTTTGAGTTGTCCATCTGGAGTATTAGCTAATATTTCATTCTGTTTAGAGAATGTGCTATTAACTACTTCATTAATTGCAGCTAACTTCTCGGCCTCTGTACCATTCTTGATGATTTCCTTTTGTGCCTCTGTAAGAGGTATCTTCATCTTGGTTAAGCCTGCCACATCACCATTGAACGCACGCCCAATTGCTTGCGATGCCACCTGTGCATCTTCTGCCGTTGCATTGATACCGAATTTACCTGCTACTAGATTTGTTAGTGCCTCTGAAAGGCCGTCTACTTTATCTACAGGCACATTCCATTTATTGAGTTCTTGATACCCAGCACGAATAGTACCAGCTGAAATTACACCAACTTTACCCCATTTTGCAGCATAATCATTGAGTTGCTTTTGTGCCGCATCAAGTGCTTGTGTTGATTTATCATACAATGAATTGTTATTGGCCAAGCTATTACGCAATAATGTTTGAGATAATTCCGCCTGTTTGGCCACATCAAGGGCTTTTTTCCCATATTCAACAATAGCACCTACACCAGCAAATGCACTAAGGCCAGTCATAGCTAATCCCATTTTAGTAATACTACCAGCAATACCCATGAATTTATTGTTGATTCCACTACCGAAATTACTTAATTTATTTTTCATGGCCGTCATTTTGCGTTCTGTATCTTTGGTTGTATCACCAACCTTTTTCATTGGAGCGGTGAATTGGTCTTTAAGGCTCAATAGTACGTTAATACTTTTAGCCATGCTTGCTCCTTTCTACATCTTCCATATCTAGTTTGAAACATGCTAGATAGAATGTTTTTTCTACTAGATCTAAATCAAGTAATGAGGATAATGTATGACCTTTATTCATGTAATAGCGGAACATAGATAGTTCCTCGTCCGCCTCTATTACTTTTTTATTTCATCAACTGGATTAGTAATGCCATACATTGCCAAGATTGATTCGCCTAATGCACTAATATCTTCAACGCTATCATTGAGTACTTTATAAACCACATCTGTAGGCTCTGCACACTCATATTTATCTTGTAATTCCTTGCTTTTAAACAAAGGAACACATGCATAGATAAGTTGTACCATCGCATCCATCACCGTGGATAACGTAGCATCCTGTTTGATTTCATCCATAATGCGTAACACTGTAGGTAGTGGTTGATGAATTACAGTTAATTCACCGCCTAACCCTTTAACGTATACGTCCTTTGATTGAAACCCTTCTTGCATTTTTCTATTGAGTAAATCTTCTAGTTGTAATTTAGCCATTTATTATCCTCCTCACTATAAAAGGAAAGGCGATGCATTAGCACCGCCCTATTTATTAAAGAATCAAGTCTAAGTAGTTGTAATCAGCAAATTTGAATGGATAAGATTCTTCTTGAACCTTTTTATTTTCAAATCCATGTGCCAATTCATCCAAAGTAACACCAGTTAATTCGATACGTTCTGCACCATTAACATCAGGATCTGTTAATTTAGATACAATCTTAATATCTGGCACACTGCCATTCTTGATTTTACCTGCAATCTTTTGTGCTACACGGCTATCGATTTTGTGAAGTACTAATGTACCTGCACCTTCGAACCCTACTAAGCGTTGATGTACACCCATTTCGCCGTTGATGTCTACTGCCTCATATTTTAGCGAGATTTTAGCCTCAAAAGACTTAACGTTAGCGTACAACTCGCCGTCAATCCATACTTTACCAAACTGGCCACGCAAGATTTGATTATGGATTTCTTTATTGTTTGCCATAATTTACCTCCTATTCCATCGTAATTTGGAAGGATAAATCTTCCATAGCATCAAGAATTTTGATTTTAGCAGCAAGATATACAGTGGATTTGAAAGACATTTTCTTTACTTTATCTTCATCCCAATCTTCTGCCTCTAATTTACCTACGCTCAACCAAGCCTCACGTTGATTTTCTACATCGATATAAGCATGATTGTCATACTCTGGATCTAGAATTTCACCATTAACTACTTTAGTTAATGACCGGAAGTAAGAGTTTACGGAAGAAATAAATAGATATTGATTGTCCAAATGGTTCTTGTATTTGCCCACATAGTATTTTTTGAATGTGGAATACAAATCTTCCATTATCAAGTCCATTGATTCAACAATGATGATTTTACGCATGTCTTCTGTGTCAGTTGATGTGAATGTAGTTAATGTATTTACACCACGGCCTACACGAACCACCGCATCTTCATCGTCATTGATGAGAAGTAACCAACCTTCATCAGTCCATTTATTAGCATCCTTTTCATTTGTAATGAAAGAGTTATCTACATAATCCAAATCTTCCAATTCGTAGTATGTGATACTTCTATTCATTGGCAAGTTAGCCAAAATGGAAACCACACGTGGTAAATAGTCTGTCATTTTAACAGTTGTAGTTGCATCCGCATCAGCCTCATGGACATAATCGCCTTTCATATTAACGATATGTTTATCATCAGCTACTGTTACATTAGCAACTACGCATTTTACCTTACGGCCTTTAGACAATACGTTACGGCTTTTTGTGTAAGATACTAATTCTGTTTGCCAATCTTTTTCAACTGTACATGCCCAGTTGTATTTCACTTTGTCTAATACCGCTTTTACATCTGCAAATTCTGTTGTAGATGTTGGAACGTGTACTACTACTAATTTGTTTACGTTGACATAGAAACAACGTTTCAACAATTTCACATTTTCTTCTGTGAATTTTTTCTTTGTGATGTCAGCCTCGAATTTGTAGATATCATAACCTGCAGTAGGTTGTGTATCATCCTTCAAGATGACTACTGCAGTACCACGTTCAGAACGTAATACTGCGGATACTGCCTTTTGTAAAAAGACAATATCAATATTTGGTAAGCCAATCGCCATGTTTTACCTCTTTTCTTTGCATTAAAAAAGCACCCACGCTGTGTGAGTGCTATTATTGATTTTCTTCGCTGGACTGTTGCTGTCCATTGATTGCCAATTCTTCCATGTAAGGTGCATCTGCCTCTGGTCTTGGTTGATAGATTGTTACATCAAAGTTTGTAATATATGTCATATCTGCTTTATTGATAGTTTCTACTATCTCATCAGCTGTAAGGCTATATCCGTCAACTATTTGCAATGGAGTTGCCAATAATTCACGGATGCTCTCCCTAGCTTTCAGCAAATCTAAATAACCTGTTAGCCGTTTTTCATTGAAGTAGTATATATAGATGTTAAGTGTATCTCCCCTTAACAATTCCCCAATATCTTCATTCTTGAAGTCTACAATTTCAATAAAAAATGACGGCCTTTCAAATCCCTCTGATATATCTCTATCATTTACATCACATCCCAGTAGTTCACGGCATCGCACTGTCAATGTTTTGATAATGTCTACTGCAGTAACCACTAGCCTAACCCCTTTTCATCTAACATTTTATCTATAAATTCTTCTGCCATGGATTGATACTCTGACGGAAATTCTTTAGTTGTCTTACCCATGATATTTTTACCACGTACAAAAGCCTCTCCTGTATTAGCAACTATTAATTTAGGCTTGCCTTGGTCTTTATGCCCCAACATAACATGACCATGTTCAACTAACCACGCATGTGGTGCGGTATTTTTAACACGCACTTGCCATTCATCATGGCCGTACTTATACGCTCTATCACGTTTCAAACCTTTAATAAGGTTCTTTGTGCCTTGCGTAGTACCTTTTTTATAGTTTTCTTTTGCCTTGGATTTGAATTTATTTCCTGCACGTTGAAGGAAGTTCTTCGTATCCTTTGGAAATTTCTTATTTGCTAAATCCATGAGTTCTTTCGAAAACTCACTAAGTCCTTCTGTCTTAATATCAACACTCATCATATAACTACCTCTGTGAATATCTCTAACCGCTCTTTGTTAAGATACGGATCCATAACATACAAAATGTCATATCGTTGCCCTTCAATGATTAACCACATATCTGGAGTTATATCATCTCTGTATCTGCATACGATTTTATGAGTGGTTCTTGCTAGTGTGGTATCGGCTACTCTACCGCTCAATAGTGTGCCTGTCTGTGGTATTACACCACAATATAGATTTCCTATTACAGTATCCACAATAGGAAACTGCCCTAGTTCATTCATTTCTGTTGCTTTTCTATTAGCATGTATTTCTGCCTCATGTTGCAGTAGTGTGCTTAGTCTACCCTTGCGATACATGTTGATACCCCTCCATTAAGTTCATAGAGTACTTATCTAATATGGCTTGTGTTGTAGGGTTCACTATTGCGTTCTCTACTGCGGTATATGTGCGGTTATCGTAGAATTCACCGCACAATGCTAATACCGCAATGGCCATATCATCATACTCATCTAAATCTTTAGGCTCTAACCCTGTATAGGTAGCACAATATGTAATTGCTGCAGGTAGTACTAAGTCAAGAATTGGAGTTGTAAGCGTTGTGATTTCAACACGGATATAGTTAGCTACTATTTCTTTTGTTAATTCACTAACTTTCATCCTCTACACCTCTTCTTCTGTCTTTTTACTGTCTTTTACTGTCTTTTTACTGTCTTTTACAACTGTAATATAGCCAGCATTCAATAAGTCATTGGCAATTTCTTCATCATTGATTTCAATAATTTGGTTTAGAGAGGCGGTAACCGCCCCACTAAAACTTACTAATGCCTTATATTTCATAGGATTTTACCCCCTATTAAGCCATTTTCAACACTGCAATGCGTTGTTGGTCTACAATCTTGCCGTCCATTTCTACATAACCTGCTACACCAACTGCATATTGTGTGTAGAATCGCTCTTGCAAAACAGAAATCTCTGCACTATCACCACTAATTTTTGTTGCATAGCCTTTAAGGTCTGCGAATACGGCCACTTTATTGCCTGTTGCAATCTTAGGCATATTATCGGATTCGTACACAGGACGGCCTAATAATGTATAGCCATATCCATTAGTCAAATCCTTGTTCAAAATATAATTACCTTCAGTGTCTTTCAATTTTGCACACGCTTTGAAAGTGTCTGGATTCATAATAAACACACCAGCACTACGATACACTTGAGGTACTGCAAATTGTAAATCAATCAAATCATCAGCAGTAATTGCAGTTGCTGCAGCCGCTGTTACTGCGTTTGTAGCGTTCAAAATACCTTCGATTTTAGAAGTACCATTAAGCATTTCGTTTTCTAAGAATGTAACAATTACTTCTGCTACTTTATTAATAACGTAGTTGACGATATCAAAACCAGTGTTATTGATTAAAGATTTAGACACTTTAGTCAATACACCTACTACATTGCCTTTCAATGTAACGGATTTGAATTTACCGCTTGTGGATTCAAGTTCTTGGAACTCACCAACATATGCACAAGTAGTTTTGGATGTTGATTCATCTTCAACTGCGAATACCAAATCACCTTTTACATCGTAGAAATCAGAGTTTTGAATGATTGGTGCGATACTTTTTACTGTAGCGATGATACGGCTTGCGATAGTGGAAGGAATAACTACGCCATTATCACCTTTGGAAAGGTTTACATCAGAACGAGTTTCTACATCAGAGTAGTTTGTTTCACCTGTACGTAAGAAATTAGCAAATGCACGTTCTTCTGCTTGTGCAACTGTTTTCGCATCTACCGCATCAGTTTGTTCTTCATCAGAACCTACAGACATCAGCTTGCGTTCTTCTTGTGCAAGTTGCAATGTTTTATCAATGTCTGCAACTTCTTTTTGTAGACCTTCGAATTTTGTTGTTTCTTCTTCATTAAGGGCACGTGTTTCTTCATCTGCCACTTTTACAAGGTTGTTCATTTCTTCAACTAAAGAATTGCGTTTTTCAATAAGTTTTTTTAAGTTCATGCTATCCTCTTTTCATTAAAAAAGCACCCACATATGGTGGATGCTATGCATTAAGTTTAGTTAAAATGTCATGATATTTTTGATTGTTAGGCTTTTCTTCTTCCTCGTCCTTACGTTCTTCAATATCATATTCCAATGTGCCTGTTGCTGTTTCGTTAGATCTACATTCTAGTAAATCTTCACCTTCATCAGCACGCATGCTAATTGATGTTGCAATATATGCTGGTGTAATGCTTAAAATACTTACTTCGCTTACATCAATAGCTTTTAATGTGCGAATTTCAGGCATATTTTCCTGTTTATCCCAGCTATCTTCTAGTTTTCTAAAACCAAAAGACCAGCCTTTTAGCTTTCTTGCTTCCGCTAATTTTACTACTTCCGCATCAGATACAGTTGCTTTTGCATACAGTCCAATGTTATCTTCACGCAATTCTAGCGAACCATCTTGTTGATCACCTAGTTTACGGCGGTGATTAAACCTCAATTCTACATTATCATTGCGTTGAAGTGCCGAATTAAATGCTCCAGTAGCTACTTTTTCAAGAAATTGACCTCTTACATCACGAATTGGCTTGCTCAATCGTTCTGTAACGTTCACATATCCCTCAATTGTTGCTGCACCATTACGTACCTCAATCTTCACTATTCTCACCCCCTTTCTCTGCTTTTGCATGTGTTAAATCACCAAAATCAATGCCCATTGGTGATAAATCTTCACGTTGACGGATTTCGTCAATGTTAATCCAGTTACTATCCAATGCAGTCTTATAAGCATTAAAGCGTGTGAGCATGTCAGCTTTAAGCAAATCATTCATATCAAGGCTAAAATACAAGTTGCCTTTCTCTGTTTCAAGCAACATTGCTCTATTAATAGCTTGAATAAAGCAATTTACGATAGGCATAATTGTAGTTTTAACAAAAATATTAAATGCTTTCTCATCTGTAAATGTTTTGTCTGTAAAGCCAAATAATTTATAAATTAAGTCTGCATTTGTTTGTTTACTTTCATTTAGCTGATTTTCTACGGCTGTACTATCTGCACTTTCAAAGGTAATCCCTTTGTTCAGTACGATTACATCACTCTGACCTAGCTTAGATGTCATGTATCGCCATGCTTTTTTTAGTGCCTCTAATGCTTTTACAGTCAAACGGCCCTCAGATTTTAGGAATCCTTTGCGTACACCCTTACTAATTACTCCATTTTCATACACCAAAGCGTTGTACATACTGGATATATGCATTGCGTTATCATCCAATAAGCCACGGCCACGCACTCCATCTTTAGAGTTACGCACCGCACGCATGATATTGAAGTTATCATAGTAGTAACCATCGACTAAGTAATACACTACTCTGTCAATTAACTTGCCATTGTCTAGTACGCTAACCCTATTTTTAGGTAGATACTGTAATGATTCCGCATCATTTCCATTCTTACCTATGTAACAATAGCAAGAACCTTCTAGGATTAGATCATTAATCATAGCTTGCTTTGTTTCAAACGCACCTAGTATTGAATTTGTTTCAATATTCAATAGCTTTGT